ACGCTGACAGATACGGAAAAAACGAAACTGAATAATGTTCTGGATTACATCGACGCGGTGAATGCTGTAGACACATCCACCGCGCCGGATGTCAACTGGCCTGTTCTGGCTGAGTAGGCCAGTCAATATCGGGGGCTGTTGAAGTATCAACCCGCATCAACAACACCCGGTATGTTCGCCAGGCCGTTAATGCGGAAGTCTCGGCGTCTGTGGCAATGCCGAGATCAACTGCATCTTGCAAAGGTGCGATGTACACAGCAGCAGTCGCCAGTAAAGAGGCTTTGATTCCTTCATTATTATCCGCAATCTGCCCTGAGACTTCGACCCAGGTCGGGTAGCCATCAGCATCAACTGAAATTTTATGGCCCTGCGGTGGGGCAGCTGTAAACTCAGCGTAAACTGCGTCGCTAATTTCAATAAGTTCGCTGTCGGCAGGCCAGTTTTCCCCGTAATACGATTTTTCATCAGGATCATAGAATCCCAAATTAGATTTATTGAAAAACATTACCACCCCCACGCAAGATAACCCGCCGACAACAAACGAGATGCAACAAACGGATAATTAATTGAAAGGTCACGAAATACAGCCCCACAACCAGACAGCGTTGTTGTCGTCTTTGTGACAGAAAAGCCGCCGTTTGAAGTATCGTTCCCATAAAACACTATCCCCCCAATAGCAGTCGGAAACGCAACCCCAAATGTTAACGACCCGTCTTTCCCACTACCGCCGTTTGTAACAGCTCCCCACTGAAACAGATGATTTACGACCGCTCCGGTTGTATTGTCCAACACTGGCAACCAAATTCGCCCGGCTGAAGCAAACACACCACCCGCAGCAGGCATTTTTGCCGCTGTTCCTAAACCAACGTTTTCCGGAAAGCATGGACATTTCTGACGGTGCCGAACATTCACTGCAGTACAGCCAGAAATGACTGTACTCGATAAAATGATGGCATTATCGATAGCTTTATAAGGGTGATTTTTAATGCAAGTAGGCTATGTGAGGGTATCAACAAATGACCAGAACACGGCTTTACAACGGAATGCTCTCGAAAGTTCAGGATGCGAGCTGATTTTTGAAGATAAAATGAGCGGGAAGACCGCTGATCGTCCTGGTCTTAAAAAGCTTTTACGCGTCCTTTCTGAAGGAGATACGCTGGTTGTCTGGAAACTGGATCGGCTTGGGCGCAGCATGCGCAATTTGGTCATTTTAATTGAGGATTTACGTCAGCGTGGTATTAACTTTCGTAGCCTGACTGACAGTATCGATACATCGACGCCCATGGGGCGTTTCTTTTTTCATGTGATGGGGGCGCTCGCTGAAATGGAACGTGAGTTGATCATCGAACGGACAAGGGCGGGATTAGCCGCCGCCAGAGCTGAAGGGCGCATAGGTGGCAGGCGGCCAAAATTAACGAAAGAGCAGTGGGAGCAAGCAGGCAGGTTGATAGCGGCAGGTGAAACACGTAAGCGTGTAGCCATCATTTTCGATGTAGGTTTATCAACACTCTATAAGAAATACCCTTCAACAAAAAAAGGGTGAGTTTTCCGATAGAAACAGAAAAATCACCCTTCACAGGACGATTACTAAAACAGGCTCTTGAGTGAATTGCCGACCTGATTTATCGCGTTATTTGCGCTGTTTTTTAACTCGTCCAGCGCATCACTGACAGATGCGCTCTGCAATTTCTCCCTGAAATCGGTATCGACACGGCTAAGACTGAGGGTAAATTCGATTTTTCTGGGATTGCCGTACTGGTCAAACTCAGATTTACCCCGCTCCAGGCGCGTCAGTACATACATCCCGTAAATTCTCCCCTCCCCCTCGATCAGCGGCCATGGCCGACCGGCAAAGCCAATCGTTTCAAGTGCAGAAAGGGACAGATTACCGCCGGTTATTTCCGGATAAAGAACACCCTCCAGCGTCACGGTATCGTCGCCCGCCCCGATGTATTGCCAGCTGGCAGACTGATTAACTCTTTCGTTTTTAACGTGCCGCCACTCCTGCGAGTGGCGCAACTGCTGATAGGGCGCGGTGCGCAGCATAAAAACGAACATCCCAAAGACCATCATCATAAAAACGCTCCTTAATCGCGGTCGCGGAACGAACCGCGGTTAGCTCTGTTGGTGGTGGCCAGCGCATCCCGGACGGCATCGCGCACCATTTTTTCAAGCTCCGGCACGGACTTACTACCCACATCGTTGAAATTGATCTGAAACACCGGCGCAGCGGAAGGTGCAGAAACCGGCGCTGTAACTGCCCCTTGTGTGGCTGCCGGAACGGACAGCACCCCGCCAGCCGCTGACGCAGCAACACCCGGCACAGGCTTAGGGATCACCCGCGCCTCCTGATATGCGCCACGTAATGCCAGCGCCTGCGGCAAATTTTTGAAAACGATATCGCCAGGGCCGATCTTCTTCGTGTTATCCGCCGTGGTTTTGGTGTTATCTGATATTTCCTTGAGACGCCGCGCCGTTCCGGATTCGGGAATGACAGGCGGCGTGGTCACCGGAGGAGGCGTTTTCGCCGGGGCATCGGGAGACCAGTTCCAGCTTTTGGGAACCATCTTTTTCTGCTGGGGATCCCACTCGTACATAACCGGCGCTTTGGGTGTCAGGCTCTCCGCTTTTCGCTTCGCTTCATCAAGCCCTGCCGGGATCAGCCCCAGCTTTTGCAGAACCCACCCTACCCCCTCCATCAAAAGGGTCAACGGCGTCAGGAGCGCCTGCAACGCGAAACCAAAAACCTTACCAAACGTCTCACCGGCACTGGTGCACTGCTCCAGGGTTTCCTTACTGGTCTGCATCGGCGACAGCAGTTTTTGAAACCATCCCCACACGGTCTGAATGCCGCCTGCAATCAGGGTAAAGACTGGTGACAGAGCGGAAAAAGCATCACGTAGCGGCGTCAGCGCCTGCCAGACGCCACTAAAAAAACCGAGAAAATAAGCTTTAATCGGCTCCCAGAACCGCCAGATCAGCAACCCGGCAGCCACAAACGCCGCACCAATCAACCCTATCGGGCTGAGCAAAAATGAAAGCACACCGCCGAGGGCCGATACCGCCGTGGTGATCAGTCCCCAGATGGCAGGCAGCCCGGTCAGGCGTAATGCCAGACCGCCGATACCTTTCACCAGTGAGCCAACTGCCGCGCCAGGCGAAAGGAATGCTGTGAGCAGCCCGCCGCGCAACGCCGGTAAAAGACCGGTTACGCCACCGATATTTTTGGAAAATGAACCGAGTAGCGCGCCCCAGCCGCTCATTCTGCCAAGCACCGGGCCGCCAACGGTTCCCAGCGTGCGAAGCGCGGCAACTGTGCCGGTTATCCCCTTCCCGCCGGTCAGGAGGGTAAAGCCCAGCCGCAACTTTGCCAGCGGGCCAATCAGTATGCCTGTGACAATCGATACCGTACCCAGCGCCGCAGTTAACGCCAGCGCACCACCGCCAACGAGTAACAACGTCTGTGCCAGCTCAGGATTCGCTTTGACCAGCCCGGCCACTCGCGTAATTGTCTCATCCAGCCACTGAACCAGGCTGCGCAACGGGCCATTTACCGTGTCGGATATTTCGGTCTGTAGCCCCTCCCAGGCGCTGCTGAGGTTGGACAAATCGCCGCCAAGGTTATCTGACATTTTTTTAGCAACAGCAGCAGACTCGCCCTGTGCCATCTTCAGATCGGAAATTAGCTTTTGAAGTTCGCCACTACCTGCGGCTGCAACCAGTTTTTGCAACCCAGTAACCGCCTCCTCACCAGCTATATCTTTGAAAAAACTTATCTGATCTGTATCGCCATATTTTTTCGTTGCCTTATACAAGTCACTGAGAAGGGTTTCAATTGGCCTCATCTTCCCTGTACTGTCTGCAACAGATACACCAAGCTCTTTTAGTGCCTTAGCTGTAGCCCCCGTAGGTGCCGCAAGGCGAAGCAAGGATGCACGCATAGCCGTACCAGCATCACTGCCCTTAATGCCGACGTTCGCAAGTACACCCGCCATAGCTGCGGCCCGCTCAAGGTCAATGCCAAGCCCGGAAGAAACCGTGCCGGTATACTTCATTGTTTCGCCGAGATCGCGCAGGCTGGTACTTGTTCGGGTGAACGTTCCCGCGAGAACATCCCCCACTCTTCCCATATCTGTAGATTTAAGACTGAACTGCTTCAGAATACTGGCACCGATATCGGCAGTTTCCCCAAGGGAAATATCACCACTCAGTGCACCGCCGGCGATAGCGGTATCCAGCACGCCAGGGAGAGCGGCCTTGATCGCTTCCGGCGTGAATCCGGCCATGGCGAGAAAGGCCTGGCCCTGTGCCGCGTCACTGCCTGAAAACGCAGTGTCAGCGCCAAGCTGTTTGGCCTGCTCGCGTAGTTCTGTAAACCGGGGATCGGTTTTATCCATCCGTGTCAGCGCCATTACGCGTGACATATCAGTGTCAAAACCAATCGGGGTTGATAAAAAACGCCCTGCGCCGTAGCCTGCGGCAGCAGCGCCGAGGGCCATGCCCGTCCCTGCGCCCCGTAATTTGTCGCCGGTTTCTTTTGCCCGTGCATATTGAGCCTGGGCCTTTGTAATCGCGGCCAGTTGCTGGCGTTCCCGCTCCAGCGCCTGCGTGTATTGCTCTGTTCTGCGCAGGGCGCTTTGCACCGCGCCGCTTCCGGCAGTCAGGTTAACGCCGTGCTGACGGATAGCCTGTGATGCTTCGCGTAGCCGGGTGGTTTGCAGGCTGTAGGTCTGGTTAAGGCGTGAGATCTTTCCGCGCAGCGTTTCAAGGTGTGCCGCCTGGGCCTCAGTAAGCTGGCCCCCTTCCCGCTGTTTCTGGTTGAGGCCATCGAAAGCCCGTTGCGTGCGGCTGAGTTTTTGCGCGGTGTCGTTGGCCTGGGCGCGCAGCTTGTCAAACGCTGACGTTTGTTTGTCGAGCTGTTTAGCCGCGTCCTGTGTTTTTTTAAGTGATTCAGCAAGGCCGCCAACAGCTTTGCTGGCGGCACTGGTCGGGCGGGTGAGTTTATCGATCGCATTGAACGCGACGCGGATATTAAGATCCATCGGCTTCATCCTCATGGTTGCCGCTACGGATGGCGGCTTGCTGCCGCCATGCCATCAGTTCGCGCGGTTCCATGTCATACATGACAGAGGGCGGCCAGTGGAAAATGACAGCGATATCGGCAATCAGATCCTCAACGCTGCTAAAGAGTGCTTCCCTTATTCGTTCGCCGTCGCCGCCGCGTTCGGTACGGATGGCGCCGCTTTCGTCAAAAAAGGCGTGATTTCTTCGGCAAGTGCCACGTAATCCTGCGTATCCATTGCGGCAATATCCGCCGTGGTCAGCGCTGGCGAGGTAACGCGGGAAAGCAGTGTCGAGGTGGATTCAAAATCGAAATTGAGCACGTCAACGAGGCGCAGGCCACGAAGTGAGCCAGCCTGTTTGATCGTCTCAGTGATGGTCACAACGGTGATTTCATCGTTACCGCGTTTGATGGGTTTCGTCAGTGTTACAGCCATGGGTAAATCTCCTGGGTGGCAACCAGTGCCACCGTTAAAGGGTTAAGTGAACGTTGTCAGCTATTCAGGCCAAGCGCGGAAGAAATACGATCCGGGTAGAGATTTTCCCCGTTGCGCTTGTAGATAAAGTTCAGCAGGTCAATTTCCAGCAGCGGCTTATCATCAACTGACAGCTTGTAATAAGTGTTTTTAATGGCGTAGGTGTGGTTAGTATCATCACCCTGCTTTGCATCACCGGGATCAATCTCAGTAATACGCCCACGCATTTCCACTTCCATCAGGGAACTGGTTCCGCCGCTGTAAATCTCGCCAGCAAAACGCAGGCGCAGTTCGTCAATGTCGCCACCGTATTTCAGGAGCAACTCTTCAACCACGCCGCCAACAACCATTGATGCATCCAGCGCGCCGGAATCGATACCCAGATCCACGGCAACCGCCCCGAGCATACCGGCGCCCTGAAAATCCTCAGTTTTGCGAGTAAGCTTCGGTAAAGTCACGCTGGGGATTTTCCCGATGTAGTTCACGCCATTGACGAACAGCGTGAACAAGCGAATTTTTTTAGGGATCGCCATTTACGCACCTCCGAGGGATGAAAACGCCGCTTCGTAATACTGATCGGTGAACGTCTGAACCATCGTCAGATCTTCCAGCGGTGGCACCGGGCTGTAGTTGTAGCGCACGACAGCTTTACCCTGCCGGATGCCGGTCGTCGGGTTATCAACGATATCGAACCAGCAGGATGCACCAATCAGCTTGCCCTCAGTGACCAGCGCCTGAAGCTTGCTGTTAATACCACTCACCACGTCTTTGACGTTTGCAGGCGTCAGTGGCGTGTCAACAGTCGTGAATTGCGCTTCAGCGATGCTGTCCGCCAGAATCTGGGCTGTGCGGGTATAGACCTCAAAAATGTATTCATCCGTATCCGTGGTGCGGTTGCCCCAGAAACGGAAGCCGTCACGTTTGATAAGCGTAGTGATCTCATTGGCGTTCAGCTCGTTAGCGTCCGAGTCTTCCGCCTGAAGCGCCCAGAAAACATCTTTGGCAATCCCGAGGACATTCCTGACAGCAACGTTAGATAGCGACTTGTGCCAGCCCTGTTCATTGTCGATCAGCGCACGAAGCCCTAACGCGTAGGCGACGGCGGGAAACTCTTCATCGACGCCGGTCTGTGAGTTGTAGGCGATGAAGTTGGGCCAGATAAGCATGCCCTCGCGCTCAGCGAACTGTTCGCGGTAGGCTTTCGCTTCGGCAATAGTCTCGCAGCCATCGCAATAGCTGTAAGAGAATGCACGTAGCTGTTTCGCGATCACGCGCAGCTGCGCCGTGACCTCCTGGGTGTCATAGCCAGGCACACCGAGAATGCGCGGACGATAGCCGGTTTTCTGTTCGGCAGTCAGGAGGGCAAACATCCCGGTATAACTGCCGTCAGCCTGCGTGCCACCGATGATGAGCTGGGATTGCGTTGGCTCATTCTCTCCAGCTTTCGCCTCCGCGACGCGCACCACAATCACGCGGGTGCTCACCTGGTCGGAAATGGCTTTAAGGGATTTGTAGAGGGAGCCTGTTTTGCCTGCACTCCCCAGGGCTGTGATAACACGCGTCAACAGCACTGGCGTGTTGAGCGGAAAGGTTTCGGGGTCGGCGTCATCCGCAACAGCGACAAGCCCAATGACCGTGGAATCAATGTCATTGATCGCTGTCTGGAGGTCGGTTTCCTCCTTAACACGCGCCCCGTGGAAAAAGTTGTCGGTCATGCTGTACCGCCATCATGTTGTGAGTTCGGGGCTATATTCCACAAAATAAGCATGCCCGACACGCACTGCCGGGTGTCTGATGTTTGCGACAACAAACGACAGTTTTCTGCTTCGCGCGCGCATGAAACTATCAGCGCCGGAGGAGTTCATATGGCACTGTCAGAAGACGCAATCAGCAAAACCAAAGCACAACTGGATAAGAGTGCGCAAACATTTCAGGATTTTCAGGATGAGCTGTCACCGGTTCCGGCGTTCCGGATCATGCTGGGTGGCAAAGCACTGACCATACTGGATGACCGGCTTATTTCACTGGAACTGACCGACAACCGTGGATTTGAAGCCGACGAACTGACGATCACTATTGCTGACAGTGACGGTCAGTTGCAGCTGCCGCCGCGCGGGGCTGAGCTGTCAGTGTCCATCGGCTGGCGGGGTGAACCGCTGGTCTATAAAGGGATTTATACCCTGGATGAAGTGTCGCATTCCGGGCCGCCTGACCGCCTGGAGCTGACGGCACGCAGCGCTGATTTCAGGGATGAATTCAACACCAAGCGCGAAGTGTCCTGGCATGATGTTAAGGTTGAGCGCGTCATTTCCGCCATCGCCCACCGGTATAAGCTGACGCCGGTTATTTCTGAGCAGCTCATCAACATTGAGATCGATCACGCCGACCAGACGCAGGAAAGTGATATGTCTTTCCTGACGAGAATGGCGGAAATGCTCGGCGCCATCGCCACAATCAAAAATGGCAGCCTGTTGTTTATTCTTCCCGGCGGAGGCGTTAGCGCCAGTGGTAAACCGCTGCCGGAATTCTCTATCACCCGTTCAAGTGGCGATCGCCATTCATTCCGTATTGCCGATCGTGATGCCTATACCGGCGTAAGGGCGTACTGGCTGGATCTGGAATTCGGCAAAAAGAAAAAAGTAACGGTCAAAAGCCGCAAGCCGAAAAAGAAAAAGCCACCGCGCAGCAGCGCCAGAGACGGGGATTATCTGGAGGGTGAAGACGGTAATGTTTATGTATTACGCAAAACATACATCAGTGAAACAGCTGCAAAGCGCGCTGCTGCTGCCAAATGGCAACAGCTCAAACGGGGTGCTGCGGAATTTACATTGACACTGGCGCGGGGCCGCGCCGATCTCTACCCGGAAATGCACGGAACCGTTACGGGGTTTAAATCCGATATTGATTCTCAGGACTGGATTATTGCCCGTGCTGCACATTCAATTGATGACAGTGGATTTAAAACCCGGCTGGAGCTGGAAGCCAAAATACCGGAATGGATTGCAGAGACTGAATAAACGAAGCCATAATAACAGCGAGTTCAACTCCCGCCATGGGAGGCCATCATGTTTGTTTGCCCCATTTGTGGTGCTGTCGCTCGCACGCGCACCAGTCGCCGTCTCAGCGAGATGACGATCCGTCAGTACCATCAGTGCCAAAACTTTGAATGCAGCATCACATTTACCACGCTTAACAGCGTGGAGAAATTGGTGACTAAACGAGGTTCACAAGAGAAATTGCCCGAGGGATTTATTCCGGAAGATGCTTTTCCAGCCTCCCATTACGGACGCGATCAATTGAATTTATGCCTTTAGGCTAAACGAAGCCATGTGAGGCGGATCACTCCCTTACCTCTCCATTTATTAATATTATCCCGTCCAAGTGACGGGTTAATTTTTATTTATTCATTCAGTACCAACTGATAGGATTTTAACTGGTTATGTGACCATATATGGAGTGTTAAAAATGGCATTAGTAAACTGTCCGGAATGCAGTAAAGAAATAAGTGACTCTGCTTTTAAATGCCCATCTTGTGGACATCAAGTAAGAAAGCCAACGCGCTCGTTTTTCGGCAAGCTTGTTAAATGGGTTTTCATTCTGTTCAATATATTCATGATCTACAGTTTCTTTGTTGGTATGGGTAGTAGCAGCGATGTGATAAATAATGCCGCCTCTGATGCAGAACGTGCCGGGGCAGCATTAGGTACTGGTCTGGGAGTGATGATGCTGGGAAGCCTATGGGTTATTGGCGACATCATTATTGGGACGATTGTTTTTTTGACCCGACCAAAAGCCTGA